TAAACACCATCAATTTGATAATCTCTAGGTTTGTGTTTAGAGATAGCAGTCATATAATCTTTTACACCTTCCTTAGAGATCTTATCATTAACCTCAAAAGGAAGACCATAATACTTACTTTCTACAAATTCGTAAGTATATCCATGATCCTTACAGAACTGTACTATTCTATCTAATAATCCAATATAAACTTCACCATTCTGAGTATTAAATAACCGTATCTTACCATCCCAATATTTCTTTTGGTACGTTGGCATAAACTTCGCACCAGGTACTTCAAAGGTGAATTGATCCGCAAGTTCATAATACACATGCGGTTCTGATTCTACTTTTAAGTAGACTTCATTCTTCTTTGATATAATCAAATGACTCATAATCCTATACCAATGTAGGATTATTTAGAGTCTTTATTTTTCAGTCATTCCTATAGGACCTTTTCCTTTTTTAATATTTGCCATTCTTTTTTGATTATCTTTTATAGTCTGTCTTATCTTCCGAGAGTGTGCTTTACTTTGTTTGATATCTACAGATAAACCATATAGATCACCTTTATTCCATTTATGTGGTGAAGTTTGAAGACCTGATTTACTTATATCACTTATTGCTGAACCTAACTCAGATTGAGTCTTCCTAAACATAGGATTTGGTTTTGTACCAGTTTTTTCATAATCTCGTATTTTATCTGCTTGACCAGATCTTCTTAATGCTTTATTTCCCTTTCCTTCATAACCACCAACTGATCCATGTACTCCTTTATCACCCTTTCCACTCATCTTAACTTTATATTCACCACCTTTAAGTTTACCCTGAAGTTGAACTTTTCCAGCACCTGCACCCGTTCTTACTCCATCCTGATATCCTAATCTTGCGGTAGCAAGAGGTGGTGTAGTTGCAGAAAATGGTTGATTATTTTTTATCCGATTTTTAGCTATCAGATTCATACCAAGTTCTTTTTTTACTTCTTGAGATGCAGTTCTTGGTTTTCCAAACTCTACACCTTTAGACATTAACTTATTAACCTTACTCTGAAACTTTTCAACATTCTTTGGTTTGAATAACTTCCTTACACCTTTAGATATCTTTGAAGAATACTTAGGTGCATAATCAACTACAGATTTTCGCAATCCTTCTTTACCGAAATTTATTAAAGCTTTTTTAATACTTTCATTAAACTGTCTATAAGTTTTTTTCATGATTTTTTAAGTAGTACGCTCACCACCCTTATCAGGTGTCTTCTGGTTCAGTTTGTTTAATGCAGAATCTACAGCATCTTTTGGTGATGTTCTTTCTGGTTTATCGTATTTTTTAGTTTTTCTTGCTAGAACACTACCCTTATAACTCAAACCAACATCATATTCAGATTTTTTACCTTTACCAAAATCCAATCTACCCGTTAGTGCTACACCCTTAGTATAGTCATGTCCATCACCATATACAGGTTTACTACTTCTATCTTCCTGTACATTCTTATTTGGTTTCCTCATAGGAACCACGTTACTCTTTTTATTCTTTCTATGCTTTTTCGCTGCGTCTTTTAATCTTTGAAGCTTATCTTCAGGTGATATATTTTTCTCACCCTTTCTCAAAGCATCCATATCAGTATCAAATTCTTTGTTGGCAGCAGCATCTTTTGCCTGATCTTGCTTTACATTAAGTTCAGAATCTATATCATCTTTTGGATTAGTATCCCAATCAGTATCTTTTGGTCTTCCTGGACTTCCTAACAATCCTTTAAGAATTTCATCACCACTCTTAGCAGCAAGTACTGCTCCAGCAATTTTCTTAAATGTTTTTGCTGCAGGTTTTTTAATTGCTGCAGCAACAGATTCTGAATGGAATTTATCAAAGGATTTCATTTATAATGCTCCTTGAAATTTCGTAGAAGGCATTTTTATTTTATTTTTTGATGTTGTATTGATTTTAGGTACAGCATTGGTTTTAGGTGAAGGAGTTTTTCCCTTCACTTTATTCAATAATTGCTTTCCTTTAGTCCAACCTTTTTTATAAAAATCGGGATCATATAAGTTACTAGTTGCTCTTGAAAAGGCATTATCTGTTCCATGCCTTAAACTACTTTGAGTAAATGATCCCAGTTTTGCTAATTTCTTTGAACCACCAAGTGCTTTAATACCCTTAAACGCTTTACCACCAGGAACCATACCAACAGCATCCCATGCTGCTCCTTTATAGTTACCTTTTCTTAAATTTTTAATACCAGAGTATGCTGAATGTGCCGCAAGACCTAAACCTAATGCGGTCATGAATACACCTTCATCCAGATCATCTATATTATTTCTAAACTCTTGATATGTTTTCATTTTAATATAGTATCGAACCAATCTTGACTCATACCTGAAATTATCTTATCTGCTGACACTTCATCTAAAGCATACTTTTCATTAATAAGATGTTCTACAACCTTATTGTAGTTCTCATGAATCTTCTGACTTTCTCTTGGAGTAGGTTTCATCGTTTAATATCAGATCTACTAATCTATTTATTTAACCAAACATTCTATCATTAAACCCCCATCTATTTCCTGGAACATTTTCATATCTAATAAAAATCCTATCAGTAGGAATACCTGTTTTATCTGATATTAACTTACTTAAAACTCCCTGACATTTTGAACCATCTATTTCACCAATATTTTTTAGTTCTGCATAACAACAAGGGTCTGTAGATCCAGAAAAACTCATAGAAACATTTGGTTCAATGGATGCCATTACCCATTGCTCATTCTTTCCAGTTAAATTTGATACTTCTTTTGATATTTCTTTAAGTAAAGAATCTTTATCTGATAATTCTACTGAAGGTACAACTCTAATCTGTGGCATAGTTTTCAATATGATTCAATGTATTTATTACATACCTGCTTGAAACTTATTCCACTCAATTGCATTCTTAATTTGAAATGTTCTATTAGAAACGTTTTTAATAATTTCTTCTAGAAATTTTAAACTTGTATCATAATATCTTATTTTAAGATCTATCTTCATCATTTTATCATCTGCTTCCATATACCTTTGTATGGCATCCTTTTCTCTTACTTTGTATGGAAAGGGATCTTTAGCATATACTTCTGCTGGTGCTTTACCAGTATAGTAATTATGTCTTTCTAATCTTGTTTTATTATATTGTTCTCTTGCTTTTTCACGCAACAAAGTAACTGTATTATAAACAGTATAATACTTTGAGTGTAATTGTGGAATCTTCAAGGATTCATCATGTAGATTATCAGGATCAATGACAGCATCTCGCTCCCACATCTCCTGAATTTTATCAAGGTTCATTTAATAGATGTCTTTAAATCGTATAGTGTATATTTAAATGATACTTCAGCAGTAAGATATTGTATATCTGTATTTGTAGCATCAAAATCTAAAGATGTCAATGATACTGGAAATAAGTCTGTAAATTTAACAGTTGCAATTTCTCTGTAATTACTATTTAAAATTCTAAGAGTACCATCACAAAATGCTTCTTTCTCATCTCTTTGATCAGCACTATCTGTTGTTAATTTTTTATATTGTGCTGTGCTTTCTGGAAATCCTAAACCAACTAACCAATCGTATATTGCCATATAATTTTCCATATTCTCATCAACTAAGAATCTTAATGTAAAATCACCATAGGTTAATTTTTCACCAGGTACATCAATATCTTTTAGATATGTTGGTTGAGATGCAAGACCTAATGTTAATTGAGGTATCTTAGCACTATTAGAAAAGAAATCAACTTTAGGGTGTTTAGCAAGATTAAATTTAAATCCTACACCTGATAAGAAATTTCTATTTTCTATTTGTGTGCGAAATGCAGTTGACGATGGCATTATAGTTTTTTATCTATTTAGATTAACTAACCATCATATTGAATGAAATGGCTATTCTATCCTCATTAGTATTGTTTGGTAATACCATATGATCAAGATATGCTGGAAATATGTACATTAAACCTTCTTTAGGATATCTCATTTCCCACTCCTTACTTGAATGATTTCTTAACATCATAAAACTATTTCCATGTACAGAAGAAACTGGATTACGAAAAACAATATTTCCACAATCACCTTCTGGAACCTTTACATAATAAACACCCGATAAATCTGTTCTAGTTTTATTATATGAATATAAGTGATTATGTATTTGATTCCAAGATCCATTATTGTTAACCATTGACCAAGAATCAATATAATTTAATTTTGTTATTTGTGGATTAAATGGTAAATTAAATAATATATCTTCTAGGTACTGAAATACTTCATTATAAATTTCAATTCCATCTGTTGGATCTTTAAATCCACTATGCCATCCACCAATATTAGATTTTTTAACTCCTTCTTTATCCTCTTCTTTTAATTGATATATTTTTTTAGACAAACTATCATTATCAACATCAAGTTGTATTTCATATAATGGTGTATGAAATAAAAATTGACTTGATATTTTATTGTTATTAGTTTCTATTTCATATGGAGGTATAAACATAATTTCCTCTTAATAATACCATTATAGCACATTTATATAAAAAAAGAGACCCCCGAAGGAGTCTCTTTATTAAAGGAATTATATCCTTTCTTCTTACATGAGGTTAGTAACTTTAACTCTTCTGTAGTAACGGTTTGTGTTACGTGTAAGTGTTCCAAGTCCCTGAGTTGTACCTTGTGAGAATGGGTTTTCAACAAGACCATATCTTGTCTTAAATCCAATCTTAGGTTGGAATGTATCCTGACCAACCGCACGAACCATCTGTAGAGGAACGTATGGGCAGTAGAACAGTCCAGCGTCATAAGGTGAAGAACCTTTGTATCCAACAACGTAGTACTGATTAGCAGCAACGTTTGCAGAATAAGGGTCAATGTACACTTTGTACTTACCTTGAAGAACACCAGCAAATGTATTGCCTGTGTCGTCTACATTAAGGTTAGCGTTAAGTGCAGGGGTGTAATCTAGAACACCAGCCATTGTTAGGGCAGAAGCAACATCAGCAGATGTTAGAATCATGTTACCCTTTCCACGACGAGTCTCTTGTGCGATTGCGTTAGCATCACGCTCGATCTGGAAAATAAGTCCCTTGAACTTCTCAACTGACCATCTACCGTTTGAGTCGGTATCAAGGTCGAATGTACCACCTGTAGCAACGTTTGCCTGAGCACCAGGTCTAGCAACGTTATAGATTGTACGGATGACTTCACGGTTGATCTCAGCAAGAATCTCTGTAGAGAGAATATTTGCTAGTTCAGCTTCAGCGTTTAAACCGTGAATTGCCTTGAGGTCTTGAGCAAGCTCTAGTGAGTACTCAGCTTTCAAAGCACGAGACTTAGCGGTAACTGTGACCTTCTCGATTGAGAACGCCATCTGGTTGAATTGATCACCAGCACCGTCTCCGAGATCTTCAGCAGTATCTGTACGCATACCCTGACCAACGTTGTAGTCAGTAGCGTTTGTTTGAGCAGCAGTAGGATTAAGTAATCCAGGATTGCTTCCACTCTGGGCAGTTGTACCCAAACCAACGTTAGTGTTAACGTCGCCTGTAGAAACATCCAATCCATCATTCTGTCCAGAGAATGCGGTATCTGCTTCGTTGAACAATGCTTCAGTGCCACTCTGATTGTTGTAGCGTGAACG